ACATTTTACGAAGTAGATTTTGGAGATGAAGATGAGTACATGTAAATGTGGTTTTACTACAGATGAAGAAAAGAATTGTAATGGAACACATAATGTAGTAAAGGCAGTAAGAGAATCTCTTGCAAGAGAAATTGAAGCATTATCTTTAGATACAGGAGATCCAAATGCTCAATTAAATGCATTGGGTATGAAGATGCTTGTATTAGATGTTGTTAGGGGCAAAAATGGCAGAAAATGAAACAACAAGTTGTTTTTCATATAAGGTAGAGATGGTAGTACAGATTCTTGCAAAAGATGAAAAGACTGCTAGAGATCTTTTAGATAAAAGTGGTGGATATGTATCTTCACGTACCGTCAATTTAATGGACTCTGTTTCTTTATATACAGAGGCAGTAGAAGAAAATAACTAAACCATATTGCCCCGCAAAGGGGCAAATGGTGGTTTTATAGTTCTATTTTGCGCCGAACTTTAAAGAGTGTTATAATAAAAATATGACCGCTTACTACAGACAATCACTTAGCAATACGTCTGCTATTCGCCTTAGTCCAAACGGAACTCATTCTGGTTTAGACTTTACCGTTCAAAATTCAAACGACAGTGGATATATTTATCTTGGTGGCGACGCTTCTGTTTCTTCAAGCAATTATGGTTTTAGAATTTTGCCTAATCACTCTATTTCATTTGAACTTCCAGGAAAAGATTCGCTGTATGCCGTCGCTTCTACGACTGGAATGCATGTATCTGTAATTTATACTAGCCTGGAGTTATAATGGCTCGCTTTACACACCCCGCTTTTGGAAACACTGATGGACTAACAACAAGTATTAATTCTTACAGTCCAGTTTGGTCTGGCACTGGACTAACATATACTGGCACTCCTGCCACTGGATCATACATTAAAATTGGCAATTTAGTTGTAGTGCAAATAGACGTTGTATTTACTACTGTTACAAATTTTGGTACTGGCCAATATTATTTAACAATACCATTTGAGTCTTTGTACCATACTGATGTTTATGGTGGTTCTGTTCATCAAATTACTAATCAGGGCATAGATCACTATAGTCTAAAAGGTCATCTTACAGATTCTTCTAACTCAATGAGCGTTTGGGTTATAGGAAGTTCTGCACAGGATCAACCTTTTACTCATCAACAACCTATAAACATTGACACAAATGACAGATTTCACATGTCATTTTCTTATATAGCGGAGTAGCGTGAATAAACTGGGTGGGTTTGGTCCTGTATATGTAGTTAATCTGTCACGCAGAACTGATAGGCGTGAGCATATGGAAAAGTTATTTAAAGATTACGAAGTAACTAATTATACTTTTATAGATGCTTTTGATGCACAAGAAAATATTCATCAGTATATCTATGAGTCAGAAAGAAGCAATCCAAAGGCTGCTAAAAGAACAGAGACTGCTGCATGTATGTCTCATCTCAAGGCTATTAAGTATTGGTTAGATACCAGTGATACTGAGTATGCTATCTTTGCAGAGGATGATCTTTCTATGGATACCGTGCAATATTGGCCATGGACTTGGCAAGAGTTTTTAGATGCAATACATTTTGATTACGATGTTCTACAACTTTGTTTGACACAGTTCAATCAAAAGAAAATTCAGATGCATAAGAGATTCAGGACAGATTATAGTGCTGGTCTATACATACTAAAAAGATCTCATGCCCAAGCAATTATTAAAAGAATGATTCTAGATAATAAATACAATGTCAACATAGATAAAGATCAAGTTATCGTAGACCATAGTGTAATCATGGGTAATACTGATAGGGCTTATGCCTGTGGATTGTTTACATATGATGTAACTACCCCGTCAGATATCAATCCAACTGGACTTAGGCTGCATACAAAATGTAGGGAATCCACGCTGATGTTCTGGAAACAAGATAAAATGTCATTGGCTGAATTTGTTGACTAAAACTCTATTGTTTGGTATTATAGAGTAATGAAAGATGAAGAACTTCCAGACTTAAGAGATCCAAGAACATTTCTTAAAGAGATTATTATTGGTGCATTTATTATTGGATTTATTTTAGGAGCGATAATCGCACAATGACAGAAAAAAGTTTTTTAGATGAACTAACAGAAGAGCAGCGTAATGAAGTATGGAAGTTGCTTGTTTATACTATTAAAGAGATGCGTGAAGAGATTGCAAAAGAGATTGAGAATACCGCTGCAGATTGGAAGTTGGCTGGTAAAGTTAAAAGCCGTAATACTACAAGAGCATTCAAAACTGCTGCATCTATAGCAAGAGGGGTAGAAGATGAAAATAACTGAATCTGCTAAAGTAAAAGTTGCAGAACTTATTGATAAAAACAAAGAAGTAATGCCTAATGAAAGTTTCTTTTTAAGAATAACAGCAGTTCTTGATGATAATAATATTATTAAACATCAGGTGTATTTTGATTATGAAAGACGATCAGAGGATCGTTTATTAAGATTTAAAGGCTTTGATCTAAGAATAGATGAAGATTCTTATGTATATCTAAAGAGTGCTGTTCTTGATTATGCTGAGTCTGAAGATGGCTATAGATTTTTTATAGACAATCCAAACTCTCACGGTCACTCTGGTCAAAATGTAATTTGACTTTTTTCTAATCTGCCTGTATAATAAAAGTATGGACAAGGGTAGAGTAGTAATCTGTAATTCATGCAATAAAGAAATTGAAGTGCGTTGGGGTATCTTTGCTCATCAGACACTTTCTCGTCATTTAAAGGAGCATAGCAATGGCTAAACCTAAGCCAAAGAAAACAACAGACAAGCCAGTATCTGGTCATAGCAATAAAGAAACAGTAAGTTTTGGCTGGTGCGATAACGGAATGGTAGAAGGAAGATTTGCCACAGGAATTATTGCAACCATGACAGAATCACAAAAGGCTGGAATTAATGTAGTTAATCATATTCGTGTTAATGGTAATCAAATTGCTAGACAAAGACAAGCATTGTTTGATGCATGGGAAAAGATGGGTACAGATTGGTTACTATGGGTAGACTCAGATATTATTGTTACCCCGCCAATTTTTAAAATGATTTGGGATACAGCAGATAAGATTACGAAACCAGTTGTATCTGGATTATATTTTGTAAGTAATGAAAATGAACAAACTTTAATGGAGCCTTTGCCTGCCATGTATATGGAAACAGGAGATGAGTTTTTAACTCAGCCTATTCATCCATTCCCACAAAATCAAGTTATTCCAGCAGACATTACTGGATTTGGTTTGATCTTGATGCACAAATCAATCATTCCAAAGATTAAAGAAATTTCAGGTGGTTACTCTGTGTTTGGAGAGAAACAAAATCCTGGTGCTAAGTTTGTTAGTGAAGATGTTGCATTCTGTCGCTATCTAAAGAAGGCTGGTATTCAGTTATATGTACACACAGGGGCAATGGTTCAACATATGAAGACATTCTCATTTGACTTTAATTATTATTATGTGTATTGGCGTGGTGTACAAGACAAGATAGTTAATAGAAAAAAGCGTCCAGGAAAAACTGAGCCAGAGCAAGAGCAGTAGGGCTTTGTTTAATCATAATGCTATAATGGTATAAACAAAGGGGTAATCTTGGCTAAAATTGTTTTTCTAGGTAACTTTCGTGTTGACTATACAAGTGAAAGTCATCATGCAGCAACCCTTGAGTCTTTAGGCCACAAGGTTACTAGGCTTCAGGAAACAGAAGCAAAAAGTGAACAAATTCTTAAAGCAGCGGTAGACTGTGATTTGTTTATATGGATTCATACTCATGGATGGAAGACTCCTGGCAAATATGATATGGGACAAGTTTTGCGTACCCTTGCAGATTATAAAATACCAACAATGACATATCATTTGGATCTATGGTTTGGTTTGCAGAGACAAAAAGATTTAGGAACACAGCCAGTCTATAAACACATTGGACATTTCTTTACTGTAGATAGAAAGATGGCAGATTGGTTTAATCAAAAAACAAAAGTCAAGGGGCATTACTTACCCGCTGGAGTTTTTGATAAAGAATGTATTTACAAAACAGTTGACAAAACACATGATATTGTTTTTGTTGGTAGCAAAATTTATCATTCAGAGTGGAAATACAGACCAAAGTTAATAGATTGGCTTGGCACAACATACGCTGGAAAGTTTGAGCAATATGGAAGTGGCGGTAAGCCAGGAGTGCGTGGACTTAAGTTAAATAAGTTGTATTGGTCAACTAAAATAGTTGTTGGAGATACTCTTTGTATAGACTTTAAATATCCAGATTACTGGTCTGATCGTGTTTATGAAACGCTTGGTCGTGGTGGTTTCTTAATTCATCCGTATGTAAGTGGTATGGAAAGGGAGTTTGAGGATAAGAAACATCTTGTATTTTATGAATACGGTAACTTTAAACAACTAAAAGAATTAATTGACTATTACCTTGAACACGAAGAAGAGCGTGAAGCAATTAGAAAAGCAGGGCACGAGTTAGTTAAAGAAAAGTACACATATAAAAATAGATGGGAATACATATTAAAGGAGTTGGGAATATGACTTCTCGCCTAAATTATCAAAACTATAGTTTTCAAATAAGAGAGTATACGGAAGATCCTAGTTATCAACACGATCTTGATTTTAAAGTAATTAATGAAACCTGGCTGGAAAATGTATACAGAATATACGAAGGACAATTCACTGCTGGTGGAGTTTTTGTTGATATTGGTGCTAATATTGGCGCTGTAAGTGTTTTTGTAGATAGTTTTAATAAAAACAGAGAACAACACAAAAAAATTAAAATATATGCTGTAGAGCCAGAACCAAACAATTTGTCTTTGCTTAACCACAATATACAAAATAACCCTGTACAGAATGTAACAATAGTTGATAAGGCTATCTGGCATGAAGAGAAAATGGTTTCAATTAGTAATCGTGGTGGAAATAGCAGTATTGTAAATTTAGAAAATGAAAGCAAAGCGGAAGTATTAGCAATAACTATGGAAACGTTGTTCTCAACCTATAACATAAAAGAGGTTGATGTTATGAAGATTGATATAGAGGGTGCAGAGTTTGATCTTCTAATTAATACCCCCGCAGAAACCTTAGCAAAGATTAATAGATTAGTTCTTGAGTTTGATAAATCATTTGATGGAAGTTTTGGTAGAATGATAGAGAAACTTGCAAAGCAGTTCGGTATTGAAATTCTAGGTAGTCCTGAAAGAGGAGGGTATGTTTATGCAAACAGATACTGAAATTGATTATTTAATTTGTATACCTGTTTATAGAGTGACAGAAAGAATCTATAACTGCATGGAGTCTATACGAGATAAAAATGTTTTGTTAATAGATAATAGCGGAAATAGAGAGTGTGAAGTATTTGAAAAGAAGTATGGTTTTCAAGTAGAGTATCAGTCAGAAAATATTGGTTTGTCAAGATCTTGGAATATAGCATTAAGAAAGAATCACGACTGGACTTTTGTTGTTTCATCTTCTATGTTATTCAATCAGCCCTTTTCACATATTATTGATATGCTTAAAGATTTTAACGGTCTAATGTTTAGGACACAGCATGGATGGCATCTTTGTGGCATAAATAAAAAACTAGTTACAGCGATTGGATACTTTGATGAAAACTTTTATCCATACAATTTTGATGATTGTGACTGGGACCATAGGTGCAGACTACTTGAAGAACAGTTTATGACTGATCCTGATTCAGATCTTGCGGTTTCTTGGCGTAGTCAGTTTGTACATTCTAACACCCCCATAAGTTATGTTATGAGAATTAATGCTGCAGCAGCGGAAGTTGATGTAACATGTCAGATAGACGGCGGTGCAACAATAGACGGACTAAGAATCAATATTGAGCCTCTTCATGATTACTTTAAGGCTAAATGGGGTGGAACTAGAACAAGAGAAGGTTGGGGAGAATACAAGTATCCATTTAATGATCCAACAAAATCTTTAGACTATTGGCCAGTAAATGACATTCCAACATTAAAGAAGAAGTATGGTTTAAAATAATGAATACCATAGGAGTTTTACCAGCATCTGGAAAAGCATCTAGAATTGGTGGAATACCAAAGTTTTGTTTACCAATTTCTGACGAAAGATCTTTGCTTCAATGGCATGTAGAACAAATGCTGGAAGTATGTGATGAGGTTCGTGTATCAACTAGATCTGAATGGGTTCCTATCATACAAAATATGGACATGAATATTAAATTAATTGTTCGTGAACCATCCACTATGTCTGATGCAGTCAAGTTTATGATCGGCGAATATAATGATACCGTGCTTGTTGGTATGCCAGATACCTATATATTAAATGCTCCAGTAAATATTTACAAAGAAATGATGAAAGAAACAAATGCTGATTTAGTTTTAGGTGTTTGGGAATGCAGCGATGAATTAAAGGGTCGTGTTGGACAGGTGCTTGTGTCTGGAGATAAAGTAATTGCTTCTGAAGACAAAGTAGAAAATTGTGACTACCCAGATATGTGGGGAACAATGATGTTTAGAAAAAACATGATTAGATACTTAGATCCATCACTAGAGCATCCTGGAAAACAATTAAAAGAATGGCTATTGGAAAGTTCTGATATAAGGGCGGTAAGGCCAGGTGGCAAGTACATGGATATTGGAACACTAAGAGGACTAAAACAATTATATAAAGAAATGGATTCATGAGACTAGGAATTATTGCTAGATCTGATAACACTGGTCTTGGTAATCAGACTAGAGAATTAGTTAATATGCTTAAGCCTGACAAGGTTATGGTAATTAATTCTATGCCGTTCAATAAAAATAAACAGCACCCTGAATGGTATAAAGGATATGATTGCTATCATGTCAGGGGTTTTCCAAAACCACATGATATTGAACCGTTCCTAAAAAATCTTGATGTTGTATTATCTTGTGAGACATTTTATAATAATAATTTTGTTGATTTAGCCAAAAGAAAAAATGTTAAGACTGTTCTTCAGTATAATTATGAGTTTCTTGACTACCTGCAAAGACCAGAGATGACGTTGCCAGACATTCTCTTAGCACCCAGTTTATGGGGTTTTGAGGCTGTTACAGAGGCTTTTGGGGCTAAGGCTAGGGTCATACATCTACCCCCGCCCACCACGCATGAGGGCTTTGCTAAGGTAAAGGCTAACAACTTAAGTAAAGGCTATCAGAGATTATTGCACGTTGGCGGTAAGGCTGCCCATCTAGATCGCAACGGTACTAATACTATTATAGAAATGTTAAAGCATTCTAGGGCAGATTATCAAATGGTTATAAAGACTCAATCTCCACTAAACCTTAATAAAACTGATAGTAGATTGTCTATTGATACAAACAGCCCAGAAAATAAAGAAGATCTTTATGATGGCTTTGATGCCATGGTTTTACCACGACGGTATGCAGGATTATGCCTTCCAATGAATGAAGCATTACTATCTGGACTACCTGTATTTATGACAGATATATCTCCTAATAATAAGATATTGCCAAAGGAATGGTTAGTACCGTCGCAAAAAACAACAGAATTTAAAGCAAGAACAATGATTGATGTTTATGAAGCAGATCCAAAATTGCTTGCTAAATTAATTGATGATTATGTAAACAATGCAGACAAGATACAGGAAAAGAAAAAGGCTTTTGATATTGGATACAATAATTTTTCTGTTGATGTTTTAAAAGATAAGTATCTTGAGATATTAAAATAGGGCGAGACTATTTCTAGCCCCGCCCCATCATGACTAACTAAATTACTTAGCAGCCTTCTTCTTTGGCTTTGCAGCCTTAAGAGCCTCTTCAACAGCAGATGCCTTTGGCAGACGACCAAATGCTGGATCGTTTGGATTTACTGCACGTGCTGCTACTGGGATAAGCGCACCAACAAGTGCTGCCCATAGATCTTTTGGATCTGTTACTCCAGCGATATATAGAGTTGCTGCTGCACCTACTACTGAACGAGCATATGATGCAAGCATTGCTTT